CTCACGCAGATTTTTAATTGATTTTGTTTGAAATTTGGCACGCTCTTCGAAATGTGTCACCATCATGGAAATAATCAAACTCACTGAGGATTAATCATGGCTAGAGGTGGAGCAAGGCCAGGGGCCGGAAGGCCTAGAAAGAAATCAGTAAATAAGAATGACGCGCAAAAATGTACATCTGTCGATGTAGTAAAGGCAGAAGATCGATGTCAATCTCAATCCTCTGCGGATGCATCCAGGAAGGTGGAGGCGCTTGCAGGGTTTGGGCTTGTCGATACTGAAATAGCGCACGTTCTTGGTATAACCGTATCCGAATTAAAAAGCAGGTATGGGGCAGAGGTATTGAAAGGGCCAGCCCAGGCGGTGGCTAATGTTGCCAGATCTCTATATGGGCGGGCTACCGATCCAGATAAGCCAGATGTAAACGCATGTATATTTTGGCTTAGGGCGATGGGAGGCTGGAATGATAAAGCAGATAAAGGCCAATTAGGAAAGAAGGAAGCAAAGTCAGACGCCGCAAAAAAGGCGGCTACTGGGCGATTCTCACAGCAGAAGCAGCCGTTCAGCGTGGTTGAAATAAATAAAAAATAAAAATATATCCCTAATTCATGTTGACTTTACCACATAAAGGTATATACTATATTTAACGGTAAGGGAATGGCCCGCCGGGAAACAGGAGAAATATCATGGCATACAGCGACACGTACTGCGAGTTTTTCGGGCGCATCGACGAGAACGGTAATGTAGCGGTTTTCCACAACGACGGAGAGGCGGCTACAAGGATGGATTGCAGCCTCTACGCGGTAGATTCTGACGGCAGCCAGAGTGTGCGCTACGAGCACCCGGAGGGGATCATCATCACCCGCGCCGATGCCGAAAAAATCGGACTGGAAATCGAGTGAGCGGAGGCAAGCGCGAGGGGGCCGGAAGGCCCGCCCTTCCAGACGGACTTAAAAAGGTTGGGGTATATATAAAATTGCCCCCATTTTTGATAAGAGGTCTTGATGCCCTGCAAGAAAGCAGAGCAGTTTTGATTGAGCGTGCATGCAAAGAAGTTTATGGAATTGGGGGTGAAAATGGCTCACAAAAGAAATAATGTCAGCAGAGAGTTCCGGCACGGAATGCGCGGAGAATCTGCCATACGCTGCATTGGCGACCTATATACTGGCTGTGAAATAATGGGTCTCACAAAGGGTGATTTCTCGATGATCGACATTCTCACTCATTGTCTTGATCAAACCGGTATAGCTGACGTTGTAATAGGCACATGGACTGCTGGACATGCAGACGTTAAGCAGGCGGAGAGAATTTTCACTAATGGGGGTATTAGTAATCTAAGGATGCTTGTCGATAGGTCTTTTCCGAACCGGCAGCCTAAATATTTCCAGCGAGTTATAGAGGCGTTCGGGCCGGAGTCCGTCAGATTAGCGCGATTTCATGCAAAATTCATATTGATAAAATCTGAAACATATAATCTTGTTGTGCGTACTAGCATGAATCTGAACGAAAACAAACGCATAGAGCTGTACGAGATTTCAGACGATGCGGAAATGATGGGTTATTATGATGAAATAGTGGAAGCGCACTTCAGCCAGCCGATGGAGGATAGCTATTCAGCATTCAAATCTTTAAAAATAGGCCCTGAATTGGCTGCTTCTGACAGCTGGGCTTTGTGACCTGGACAACTTCTTGCCCTGACTGGGGCGATAGAATCAAGATAGGAACATCTATAGTTCCACCTCCAATTTTTCCTGCCGAGGCGGAGAGTGCTCTTGCTATATTCAAAGACTTAAAAATCGTTGATGCACCAGGAAGCCCTACTTTTGGAGATGTTGGCGCTGAATGGGTGTTTGATATTGTCAGGTCAGTATTCGGGGCGTACGATTCCGGGTATGATTCCAACGGGTACGAGACAGGAAGTCCAACCGCAGGGCGGCGGCTAATAACAGAATGGTTCATCCTGGTACCAAAAAAAAACTCTAAATCGACGCTTGCTGCCGGCATCATGATGACCGCACTTATACTCAATTGGCGGCAGTCTGCTGAGTTTGCCATCCTTGCCCCGACGGTTGAGGTTGCTACAAACTCTTTTTCACCATCACGCGACATGGTTGCCAAGGACGATACGCTTGGGGACTTAATGCTTGTCCAGTCGCATACTAAAACAATAACCAACCGAAACAGCAACGCCACACTAAAAGTCCTTGCAGCTGATAGTAACACTGTAGGGGGCAAAAAAACCGTAGGCACCTTGATTGACGAGTTGCACCTATTCGGCAAAATAGGGAGCTCGGAAAACATGTTCCGAGAGGCAACAGGAGGACTTGCATCACGCCCTGAGGGGTTTGTTATTTACCTAACTACGCAGTCAGATGAGCCTCCATCGGGAGTGTTTAAGCAAAAATTACAGTATGCTCGGGACGTTCGGGACGGCATCATTCAAGATCCGAGGTTCGTCCCTATAATTTTTGAGCACCCTCCCGACATGGTTAATAGTGGAGATCATCTCCTGGAAGAGAACATGTATCTCGTTAATCCGAACCTGGGCTACTCTGTAGACAGAGAGTTTCTGACCCGCGAATACCGTAAGGCAAAAGAATCCGGCGGGCAGTCGTTCAGCGGATTCATGGCAAAACACGCGAACGTGGAAATAGGACTATCTCTGCGTAACGACAGATGGGCAGGAGCTGATTTCTGGCAGGAGTGTGCCGGCATTATCACACTCGACGACATTCTAGAGCGGTCTGATGTGATAGAGATAGGCATAGATGGCGGCGGTCTTGATGATCTACTTGGGCTGGCTGTGCTTGGTCGTGACGCAGTTACTAGGGACTGGTTGCTGTGGACACGTGCTTGGGCTCATCCTATTGCATTGGAGCGGAGGAAATCGGAGGTGTCACGGTATAGGGATTTTGAGCGGGCCGGTGATCTTATCATCGTTGGCGAGATTGGCGAGGATGTGGAGCAGGTCGGTGAGATTGTCATCCGGTGCGAGGAGTCCGGTCTATTGGACAGGGTCGGCGTTGATCCGGTTGGGATCGGTGATATCGTTGATGAAATCACTAGCAGAGACATAGACCATGACCGAGTTGTCGGCATCCCCCAGGGCTGGCGGTTATCGGGTGCAATCAAAACGCTGGAGCGCCGTGCGGCAGAGAAAACCATCCTCCATGGTGGCACCTCGCTGATGAATTGGTGCGTGAGTAATGCCCGAGTAGAGCAGAGAGGAAACGCCATATTAGTGACAAAGCAGGCCAGCGGCACGGGTAAAATCGATCCGCTGATAGCTGTTTTTAATGCCACTGCGCTGATGGCCATGAATCCTGAACCACGTGGCGGTCGATCGGTATACGAGGATCGTGGTGTGATGGTGATTTGATGTTGACAGCCGTCTAGTAATGCAGTAAACTATTTGCATAGGCTTATGGTGCCTATTGCATTATGTAGTAAAATCCCATAGTATCCCCATAAGAAACATATGGGGACGCTATTGAAGGACATTTTTCCAGACGTTCTAGCGGCTGCCGGCCTATGCCTGATGGGGTATGGGCTTTGGCTCGTTGCGCCGTGGGTGTCGTTTTCAGTATGTGGTGCCATCATGCTGTCCGGCGGAGTTGCTCTATCAACCCCGGCTAGGCGTAAATGATGGGCATCCTATCCTCAATCCTGGAGAAACGCTCTCAGCATCCCAGGGACCCCGCTATAGCTGAATGGCTGGGCGGTGGTGTCAACACGGCGGCAGGAATTGCCGTTACCCCCGATTCGGCCATGCGTGAGGCTGCCGTTTATGCCTGTGTCCGAGTTTTAGCCGAGTCAGTCGCCCAACTCCCCCTATTTGTCTACCGCCGCAGGAAATCGGGCGGCAAAGACAAAGCGTCCGATCACTCACTGTACGAAATCCTGCACAATCGTCCAAATCGCTGGCAGACCAGCTTTGAGTATCGCGAGTCTCTAATGGGCGCGGTTACCCTACGGGGTAATGCGGTCAGCCGAATTGTGGCTACTGGCGGCGGTGGTGTATCTGAACTGATTCCGTTAATGCCTGACCGGGTGAAGATATTCCGAGCACCTGACGGCAGGCGGGCTTATCGCTATCGCCCTGAGAACGGGCAGGATGAAATCCTGTTACAGAATGAGGTTCTTCATGTTCCAGGTCTATCGATCGATGGACTTAGCGGACTAGCTCCAATTACCTATCACCGCGAAACTGTTGGCGCGTCTCTTGCATTGCGTGAGTTTGGATCCCGGCTGTTTAAAAACGGCACACACATAGGGACCGTGTTCGAGCATCCTAACAAGCTGACAGAATCATCACAGAAGAACCTGAAAAAGAGCCTTGATGACAATTTCTCAGGTGTCGCAAACGCTAATAAGGCGATCATCCTGGAAGAGGGGATGAAGATAGCGAAGCTGGGGATGACCTCCGAGGATGCCCAGTATCTCGAATCGCGTAAATTCTCCCGCTCTGAAATTGCGTCTATCTTCCGCGTGCCCCTCTACAAAATTGCCGGCGATACTGAATCGACAAAAGGCTGGAGCACCCTGGAGCAGCAGTCAACAGACTTTGTGACGGATACCCTTATGCCGTGGCTTGTGCGTATTGAACAGGCCATTGCACGGGATCTGCTTACCGCCACTGATAGGCGTAATGGGATATTCGCAGAATTTAACGTGATGGGGCTTTTGCGCGGCGATGCCGCTGCACGGTCAGCTTACTACACAGCGAGATTTAACACAGGGTCCCTGTCTCCGAACCAGATCCGTGAACTGGAAAACGAGAACCCGCAGGATGGCGGTGACGTGGCATTTGTACCGATGAACATGATCCCGATTGACCAAGTAGGGCGGTCTGATGGAAACACAGAGGAGCCGGATAATGGCTGACGAAATCGAAAGACGTACACTTGATATCGAGTTGCGTGTTGAGCGGCGAGAAGATGGACCGGCCAAGATTGTAGGCCATGCCGCCGTTTTTAACTCGCTATCTGAGGACCTTGGTGGATTCCGAGAGCAGATCGCGCCAGGCGCATTTGCGGACGCGGTGAAAACCGATGATGTGCGGGCGCTGTGGAACCACAACCCCGACTACGTACTGGGTCGCAATCGGGCTAAAACGCTGACGTTATCCGAGGATTCGCGTGGGCTGAAGATCGAGGTTGACCCTCCTGATACGCAATTTGCCCGCGACCTGATGGTATCCATCGAGCGCGGAGATGTTTCACAAATGTCGTTTGCTTTCTCAGTGAGGGCGAACGGCCAGAATTGGGGCAAGGATGATGATGGGCAGGTGGTTAGAACGCTGACGAATGTCAGGCTGTTTGATGTATCTCCAGTCACCTATCCAGCCTACCAGCAAACCGATGTCGCAGTCCGTAGCATGGAACAGTGGCAGAAGGCGAACGTGCCGGACTACAGCGTGAAGCTGCGGCATCTGCAGTTGATTGGACTGGAATAGTCCGAAACGTAAACCACGACAGAGGAAAAACTAATGGCAGACATTAAAGAACTTCGAAATAGCCGGGGAAAGGCAATTGCTGATGCCCGCTCAATCCTGGAAAAGGCCGAGGCTGAAAAGCGTTCGCTGACTACTGATGAGAGTGATCAGTATGATAAGCACATCGCAGACGCCCAGCGACTGAAGGACGACGTAGACCGCGAGGAGCGCCAGCAGGAGCTTGAGCGCGAGGCTGCTGCATCCTCGTTCCGTAATCAGGACGGAAAAAAGGAAGAGCGCAAAGAAGTTTCAGACTCCCCACGGGCGACGGAAGAATATCGCGCTGCCTATGAGCGGTTCGTCCGTGGCGGCTTGGCCGGCCTGAGTGGTGATGAGGTTCGCGCACTGTCATCCGGGACCGATACCCAGGGCGGTTATCTGCTGATGCCCGAGCAAATGGTTGATGGCATTATACAAGCTGTTGACAACATGACGTTCATCCGCCAGCGCGCAACCAAGTTCCGCGTGCCTACCGCTACCAGTCTCGGCGCGCCGACTCTGGACGCCGATCCTGCAGACGCCGATTGGACCGTTGAGCTGGCTACTGGCAGCGAAGATTCTACCATGGCGTTCGGCAAGCGGAAACTTGAGCCGCATCCCCTTGCGAAGCGTATCAAAGCATCGCGAGACCTGTTGAACCGTCTGCCGGGTGTAGAGCAGTTTGTCATTGACCGTCTGGCCTACAAATTCGGTGTGACGGAGGAAAAGGCGTTCATGACCGGATCGGGTGCACAGCAGCCGCTTGGCCTGTTTACGGCATCCGCTGACGGCGTGCCCACTAGCCGCGACGTATCTACCGGCAACACCGATACAACCATCACATTCGATGGGCTGATCAATGCAAAGTACAGCCTCAAGGGACAGTACTGGGCTAATTCGGATTGGCTGTTCCACCGTGACGCAATCAAGATGCTTGCGAAGATCAAGAACGGCGAGGGCCAGTACATTTGGAGAGAGTCTGTTCGAAGTGGCGAGCCTGACACCCTGCTTGGGCGTCCGCTGATGATGTCTGAGTATGCGCCGAACACGTTCACCACTGGCCTCTATGTCGGGATGTTCGGTGATTTCTCGCATTATTGGATTGCTGACGCCATGGATATGGAGCTTCAGAGACTGGTTGAACTGTACGCCGAGACAAACCAAATTGGCCTGATCGGACGAATGAAAATGGACGGACAGCCTACGCTCGCAGAGGCTTTTGCCCGCGTAACTCTCACCTGAGGATTGACACAATGAACCTTTCTAAGAATGTAAAAATCATGGAAGTGGGTGCGCCGGTTACCGCTGCATCTGATACTGACGACAATTCCGACCGTATCGACATGAGCGGTTGGGATGGCGTTGTATTCATTGCGCCTGTTACCGATTCTGCCGCTACTGGTGTGGCGACTATCACTATCGAGCAAAACACCACTGACGCAGATTCCGGCATGGCCGCTCTCGATGGTGCAACCGCTACCGATACTTGCGCTGTCAATGATGACCTCAATGATCAACTGTTGGTAGTCGATGTTGTCAGGCCGCGTGAGCGTTACGTACAGTGTGTACGAACTTCGGCCACGGCTAATATCGCGTTCGGAAATGTCATTGCGATTCTGTACCGTGGTCGTGTAGCGCCCGTAACAGCAGACACCAGCGTGTTGGCGCAGACTCTGGTTGTGTCTCCGGCTGAGGCGTAAAAATGCGTATCAGGATGATCACCTCAATGGCCGGGCCTCACAGTAGTGCAGCGCCCGGTCAGATCATCGATGTAGATGAGCAGACCGCCAAGGCTCTGACCTCTGGCGGGTATGCTTTCTATGTCGATAAACCTCCTGTATTCAATCAACCAGAGGCGGCAGTCATTCAGCCGCCTGAAACTGCAGTTAAACGGACGTACCGAAAGAGGAATAAATAATGGTTGACGCAACTTATCAAGCGAAAGTTTACATGACGGATGGAGGCGATAAGCAGGTAATCGCCTCAGGCGGTGAGTTGGATGTTGAGTCTGGCGGCGCGTTTAAAATCGCTGGTACTGCTGTTACCGCAAGCGCCGCAGAACTCAACGGCGATTCCGCGAAGGTGACCACGTTCACCATGGCTGCCGCATCTGCCGCCGCAAACGTTTCAGAGGTAACCATCACAGCTAAGGATGCCGCAGGGGCTACCCTGGCCGGAGTGCATAACTTCGACCTGTGGCTGTCGGATGCCGCAACCGGCGCAGGTCTTACCGGGACCGCAGCCTCTGGCACAGTGACTGCAAAGTCTGCATCCGGCGAAGTAGTAGGCACCTACACTGCCAAGAAAGCACTGCGCGTGCAGACGTTGGCGACTGGTATCTTTATCCTGGAAATCACTGATACGGGAAAGACCGCGTTCAAGGTTGCTGCTTCTGCTCCTGGTACTGGTAAAACGGTAGTAGGAATTACTCTTGAGGCTGGAGATTATGGTGCCTGATTATGAGCTATATCCAACGGCATGAGGTATCGCTGACGACAGACGCAGGCGGCGACGTGACAGGCTACACGCCTGTTATTACTGGCAAGCTGTCGCAGATACGATACGTAAAAACCGATTTCGCTGATGGCGTCACCTTTGCTGTCACGGCAGAGGCTACCGGCGAGACGCTATGGAGTCAGGCGGCAGTAAACGCATCGGCAACCGTAGCACCAAGGCAGGCCACGCACTCAACGGCAGGAGCCGCAGCGTTATATGCTGGGGGCGGGTCTGCTGTTCTGGACAAGATTTCTCTCGCTCTGGATAGAGTAAAAATCGTTGTCTCTGCTGGTGGTAATGTCAAAACCGGAACGATGCATGTGGTGATCGAGTGAAAATAATTACACCTCCTGTTGCAGAGCCTCTGCATATCACCGATGCAAAGCTGCATCTTCGATTAGTGGCTGCACTTGCTGATGCGGCTGCATATACGCGGGAGGATGATTATCTAATAGGGATTATTGCAGCGGCCAGGCAGACGGCTGAGGGCGAGACCTGGAAATACCTTGTAACTCAAACTCAGGATGCGTATTTCGGCGCATGGCCTGCAGTTATAAAATTGCCGCATCCTCTCAGGTCAGTTGATGTAATCGAATATACTGATGATGCAGGAACGGTTACGGCGTTTACCGATTACAGCGTTGATTATGATGGTGCGCAGATAGTACCAGACGATTCATGGCCGTCCGTGTCGCTTGCAGATGTGAATCCTATAAGGGTCAGGTACAGGGTGGGATATGTGACCCCATTCACGGCAGACTCAGGGACTGACACGCTTACAGCGCTTAATCACACGTATGCAAATGGCGATACCGTCAGGCTGTCAGTGTCTGGCGGTGCATTGCCTACTGGCCTATCTACATACGCCCAATATTACGTGGTCGGCGTATCTGTCGATGATCTGCAATTATCGGCTACTAGCGGCGGCGCTGCCGTGTCGTTTTCGACTGCTGGAAGCGGAACCATGTTTCTGGGTGAGATTCCTCCAGCAACGATTGCTGGTATGAAGCTGGTGATTTCTGGATTGTACGAAGAGAGGGGGGAAATTATTGTCGGTGCGTCAGTAGCGAGTGTTCCGCGTGCAGCGTCTTCTATGTTCGACCTTGATTCAGCAAAAGGATTTGTATGACGGATATTAATACATTAACGCCATCTTTGCATTTCATTGAGGGCGAGTGATGAAGCCGGGCCGCATGGATCGAATAATCGAGATACAGCGGGCAACGGTATCACAGGACGCCTATGGCGAGGAAATACAGACATGGGCTAAAGTCGATGAGTATTGGGCTGAGAGGATAGACCTAAAGGGATCTGAGCGTTTCACAGCTATGCAGACTGCGGCGAATATAACCGCGATATACCGAGTTCGGTGGCACGCTGGTCTTACCGCAGAGGATAGACTGATAGATCAGGATAGCAGGGAGTACGACATAAAGGCAGTTATAGAGATTGGGCGGCGTCAGGGATTTGATATTTATGTTTCTGCGAGGGCTGAGTAATGGCAAAAGCATTTTCATTTGCTGTGGACTTTAGCGAGATTGACAAAATGCTTGCGCAGTTGCCAAAGTCAATGAGCAAAACAGTAATGCGCAACGCCCTAAAAAAGTCTGCTAAGCCGATTAAACAGGCAGCTGAAAGCGCCGCGCCTGAGGATGACGGCGTACTGAAAAAGAGTTTTAAAATATCTCCAAAGCGTGCAGGTCGTAGGCCGAGATCAAAGAATGGTGTTTATATATTTGTCGGATCAACAGCGCCACACGCCTGGCTTGTTGAGCATGGCAGCGGACCACGTGCGCATGAAAGTGGAAAGAGCACTGGGCAGATGCCGGCGAATCCATTTTTCAGAAATGCTTGGGATGCCAATAAAAACGAGTCGCTGAAAATATTGACAAAAGAGATAGAGGCCGAGCTATTGAAAGCAGCCAAACGGCTAAGCACACGCGCACAGAGCGGCAAGCTAGGCAAGGCAGCAACCAAGGCGTTGCTTAAATGATCGAGGCAGCAGTAAGGGCCGTATTGATAGCGAACGCTGGAGTTACTGCTTTAGTAGGTACTCGGGTATACGTTGGAATTCTGCCTCAAGATCCTACATATCCGGCGCTGACGATACAGCCTATTAGCTATAACGCAGACAATCATTTGACTGATGCCGGAGACATGCAGTGGGACAGATTGCAGATAGACGCTTGGGGTGAGACGTATGCAGCAACGCATCAGCTTTATAAGGCTGCGATTGACGCGATTAATGGAAATGCTTTTTCTGGCACAGGGTATCGGATCGGATCGGTAACCGTGCAAGTGGGCGGCGGATACCGATATGAGGAATCCGTAAAAATACACCGGCGCCATTTTGATGTCGGAATATGGTTTGAACTAACGTAGAGGAAAATTAAAATGGCAATTGAATCGCAGGGCACAACCCTTGAAATCGAAACCGGTACCGGAGGTGCTGTAACTATTACAGATATTTCTGTTGGATATCCTACAATCTTGACTGCTGTCGCTCACGGGCTGACTGCTGGCGACGTGGTGGCGCTTGCTGATTTTGCTGGCGCGGATGCTGCCACTCTGAACGGAGAGAGCGCGGTAGTTCAGTTTGTAACTACCGATACTTTCGCTGTTAGGATCGACACAACCGGTGATACGATCACCGATAATACTGACGCTGCCACCGCGACGCCGGCATCCTATACAGCAATCGGGGAGGTGATTGATTTTGATGGTCCAGGTGGATCAGCATCGGTGATTGACACTACTCATCTGACGTCTACCGCAAAAGAGAAGATGATCGGACTGGCAGATGAAGGGCAATTCACGTTCTCGTTGAATGCCGCTTTTGATAACGCCGGACAATCTGCATTCAGAACGTCAAGGACTGCACGCACTCGCAAGCATTACAAGGTCACTTACTCTGATGCCACGGTGCAGATGTTTTACGGGTACGCGATGGCGTTTTCCACTAGCGGTGGAGTTGATGACAAAGTGAATGCGTCCGCAACCATCGAGATCGACGGAGCGGCAACCACGGCATGAATCCCATAACCGGTCTTGCAGAGGTCGATATCTGCGGCGAGAAATACTCAATCCGATTTGATTGGGAAGCTCTTGCCGCAGTGACGGCAGAGCATGGGGACGCGCCTAACCTGTTCTTGCCTGAGATCGTGGCCAGTGTTGCGTCTATCGGCATGCGCAAACACCATCCTGATATGACTGCCGAAAAGATACGCGAACTGTCGCCTCCTCTGATCCCGTTCGCACATGCAGTGCAACAGGCTTTACAGTGGGCGTACTTCGGGGCCGAGGCTCTGCCAGAAGATGAAGGACAAAAAAAAAGCCCTCAGAAGGGTGGGTGGTGGCAGCGTATCAGGCGGCTGTTCGAGAAGGGATAGACCCGTTAGCGTTCTGGGAGTTGACGCCATACCAGGCAAGGATAGCGATGGTAGGGCTGAGGGATGGGCGCACAACGCTTGCATGGCAAATTGCCGCGCTTAGCAGACAGAAGAGATTGCAAAACCTGGAGCAGCTAATGACCAAGAAACGAAAGAATGTTGGCACGGATCTAAAAGCGGCTCTTAAGGGGTTTGGAAATGCCTGAAATTGGACACCTCCGCGCCGCACTAAGCGCAAACTCAGCGGCTTTTGAAGCAGATATGAAGAAGGCAAGGAATGCCGTGCGCTCTAATGCAAAGGGCATGGAAAGGGCGATGGAGAGCGTTGGTAAGAAGTTTGACGATGGAATAAAAAAACTTAACAAATATGGTGGGACAGCCGCCGCCGCCGCCGCCGCTGGGTTTGTTGCTTTAATAAAGAGTCAAATCAATGCGGCAGACGCCATAGGGAAGTTGGGTGCACAGACAGGCACGACGTCAGAATACTTGTCAAGCATGCAGTTTGTAGCTGAGCAGTCCGGCATAACGCTTGAGACTGTAGGTAAAGCAGCGCAGCGCATGGCAAAAAACATGGATGACGCCCGTCGCGGAGTTATTGAAGCAAAAGAAGCATTTGCAGTGATGGATATCGCGTACCAGGATGGCAACGGAACACTGCGCGACACCGAGGAGGTTATAAACGAGATTGCCGATAAATTTTCCAAGCTAGAGAACGGCGCAGAAAAAACAGCCCTTGCTGTAAAAGTGTTTGGGAAATCAGGTGCAGAACTGATTAACATGCTTAACCTTGGTAGCACTGGTATAGAGGGGCTGCAGAAAAAGGCTGAAGAAATGGGCCTTGTGATCAGCACAGAGACAGCCATGCAGGCGGCTTTTTTCAACGATCAAATGAACGAGTTGAAAAATACAGGGGTAGGTTTTGGGCGCACTCTCGCCATGGATATGATCCCTGGATTAATAGATGCAACAGCAGCCATTAAGTTGGCATACAAAGAGGCCGGTTTCGGCACTGCCGCATTTATCGCATTAGGTGCCGCTGCATCTGCTATTGTTACTAAATCAACTACAGCCAAAATCAATGAAATAGATAGTCAAATAAATGGACTTAAAGATACCACGCTAGGATTTTATAAAGAAGTCTCTGAGGTTTCGCCGCTACTTACTAAAATAGGGTTTCACACTGACCCAGAAGGAGAGATAGAACGGCTGTTAGGCGAGAGGAAAAAATTAGCAGATCAGCTTGCTGAAGAAGAGGCATCACTCAAAAAGCGTCAGGAAGACGCGCTAAAGCGACAGGCCGAGGAAGCAGAATCACGACGCGAGGCAACAGAAAAACTTCGTGCTTCGTTTGAAGAGCGTATGCGAATGCAGGCCGAAGAGAAAAAGGCAGAGATGGAGAAGGACGCCGCTAATCGCAAAATATTACAGACAGAGGAACAGCGAAAACAATCAATATCAGACACCATAGAAGGTCTGGAAAAAGAACTGTCTGTATTGGGAATGACAAAGGCACAGCTTGTTGATTATGAGTTATCACTCCTAAAAGCGACCCCTGCACAAAGAGCATTTGCTGCAAGCCTGGCCGAAGAAGCAGAAGAAAAACAACGCGCACTAGATCTGAATGAAAAATATAAAAGCGACCTTGACAGGATTGGAGATTCTCTTGCGGAGCTTAAAAGGCTTTATGATCAAGGACTGATTTCGCTTGATGTATACACATCTGCCCAGGCTGATGTTTGGGGCATGGTGGCCGATAAGTCAGAAAAAACCATTGACGAAATGGCCGAGTTCCAAAAGGCTGCAGCGCAGAACATGCAAGACGCATTCGCGCAATTTCTGTTCAACCCGTTCGACCAGGGAATTGACGGCATGCTATCCAGTTTTGTAACAACCATCCACAAGATGGCGTCAGAACTGCTCGCACAAAAAGCATTGATGGCGCTATTCGGTGCTGACTTCGGTGGCGGTGGCAATATTGGCGGGTTTATCGGAGGTCTGCTTGGTTCTGGTAAAGCAATCGGCGGGCCAGTAAGTTCAGGTATGATATACCCAGTCAATGAGCGCGGGCCAGAACTTCTTAATTTAGGAAGCCAGCAATTCCTAATGATGGGCAATCAGAGCGGATCTGTCACACCAAATAACCAGATCGGGAATAGTGCGTCTGGAGAAACAAATATCCGCGTTATCAACGTGACAGACCCGTCAATGGTTGCTGATTTCATGTCGTCACCTGATGGAGATAGGGTATTTATTAATATGCTGTCGCGTCACGGTATACAGCCCGGATGAAAGAGACAACCACCTATTTCGGTGAGGTTGAGTTAATACCACATCCAGCCACAGAACCAATGACCGAATCATTGGAATGGCTGACCGATCTACTCACATCTATTGATGGTACTGATACTGCAACACAGATTCGAGTCGCACCCAGGCAATCATTTTCATTCGGAGTCGTAGTTGATGACCCAGCTGCCTATGTCAATGAGGCATATCGCAGCGCAGACGATCAATGGGCTGTGCCTGTTTGGTATGAGGCTCAGCAGGCTGGGTATGATATTTCTGGCGGCTGGGATCTTAATTGGAATCAGGATTGGGATGGAAGGGCAATAATAGTAATAGACGAAACTCTAGGCGATTTCAGGGACGAGTCTCTTGCCATTGTTTGGAAAAGCGCAACAAATTACAGGCTGCTAGATGTAAAGTCCGTTGAATCTGGCAGATTGGTTCTCGCGGACTCATCGGACGAGAGATACAACGGGCTGCTGATGCCTGTGCGTGTTGGACGAGCAAGGGTAACCAGGGATGCCAACGCAGCGCTGGCTAATATTTCGGTGTCATTTAATGCAGACGACAACGCCGCGATAACAGTATCAGCGCCATCACAATATCTGTCGGACGATATATTTACGGATGAGCCATTGCTTTCGAGCGAATACCTCACGGATGAATATCAAACACGAATGGATTTGATAGACAATACTACTGGAGTTATATCCACATATACGCCGTGGACTAATAACCGTATTGTTCGACAGCATAGAACTGTCAGACATGGCCTATCTGACGGCCGTGATTTGCGCGAATTACTGCACCGGAGAGCCGGACGGTATCGCCCATTCTGGATGACACATCACGAAAATAATTTGGTCGCGGTCGCGGTTGGAACTGGAACGCTTGATGTGACTGGTTATGACGAAAGCCGTACTCATATTTCTGTTCTGGCAAATGGATCGCATCTATACAGAGCGATAACCAGCACGTCAGACGAGGGTGGCGGAGTTACCCGGCTGAACATAACCGATCTTGGTGTGACGCTTGGCGAGATCGATAGTGTATCCTATCTCGGATTATGGCGTCTTGCTGCCGACAGGGTAGAGATATCCCACCAGGCTGGCGGCATTGCCATATCAACCATTCCGATTGTTGAGGTGACACCGTGATTGAGCTATATCATTTTTCATCTGACACGCAGGATCTGTATTACACATCCTCAACCATTGCCGTCACGTTTGGCGGTAACGTATATACGCCTATTTCCATCTCTCGCGGCGATGACCTTCAGACGCGAGACCTCAATAAATCAACAATGTCCCTTGATACGACGCTGGCAATAGCATTGCCCTACGTAAAAGACAGGCACGAATACGTTACATCTGTGACCATTTATCAGGAGGATGCAGGATCATATAGCGCGATCTGGAAGGGGCGCGTGGTTAAGGCGTCATTGTCTGATGGGCGTGGAAAAATCGACTGCGAAAAGGTGTTCACCAAGTTCAAATTTTACGGGTTGCGAGAAAGGCAGATGCGGCAATGCCGGTTCGCACTGTACAAGCGCGGATGCAATTTAAACCATGATGATTTCGCCATTGCCGGCACAGTATCTGATATAACTGGCAACACCGTAACCGTATCAGCCGCATCAGGATACGATGATGGCGAGTTTATCGGTGGAATGATAAAGCCGCCGTCAGGCATATTCCGATACATTGCAAATCACGTCGGCAGTGTCTTGACACTTATGGAGCCTATAGACGGTCTATCTGTCAGCGACGCGGTTACTATTTATCCTGGCTGTGACCGGTCGCGCTCTCGATGCAATACGCGATTTGACAACCTGGACAACAACGGCGGGTTCTATTGGATCCCTACAAAAAATGTGCTTACCGGCACATCGTCAATATTGTGAGAATTAGCCATGTGGCCACAAATAGGAATATGGGTTGCGACGTCGGTACTCGGTTATTTATTTAGGCCGAAGCCGCCAGGGCCTCCTCCACCTGCAAATCTGGCAGACATAAAAGTCCCGACCGCAGAGGAGGGAAGGGAAATCGGGGTGCTGTTTGGTACGCGGGATATATCTACACAAAATTGCGTATGGCACGGCGATTTGAAGGTAACGCCCATCCGCAAAAAAGGCGGGAAAAAGTGAACGATAATGTAACAATCAACGATGTGCTGAAGGCGAAAGGGTGCGCTCGCGGTGCGTTGAGATTTTGCCGACGCCATGGCCTCGATGAGAAACGTTTTTTTTCTACCGGTCTGCCAATATCAGAGTTAGAACACATTAATGACGCGATGCTAAAAGCAGTTATCGAGGTAGCCCGTGGGCGGGAGTAAAAAACAAACTATTGGATACAAGTACAGCCTAGGGATACATACAGTATCTCTAAAGGGGCCTGTCGACGCCCTGAAAAGAATCACCTTTGCGGGTGATAAAGTCGTGTATTCAGGAAGCGCAATAGATGAGCAGATATCGATAAATAAGCCGGACGCATTTGGCGGAGAATCGAAGGAGGGCGGAGTTGTTGGGTCTATTGATGTGCTTTCTGGAGGGCCTACGCAAACGAAAAACGACTACCTACAGTCGCAATTTGGAACAGACATACCGGCATTTAGAGGAGTTGCAGGACTTGTATTTCGGCAGGTACAGCTATCCAATCACGCATATCTAAAGCCGTGGGTGGAGCGGTGGCAGAGGATACACGTTAGGCAGGATGGGATCGCTCAGTGGTATGACGCAAAGTCTGAAATAATAACCTCAAAATACAGCTTCGGATATGACGACGTATGGAAATATAAAGTCGTGTCGGCGGCGGAGGGCGGTTCATCGGGTGTGCCGTCCGAATATATCAGCCCATCGTACGATGATACGGCGTGGAGCACCGGAAACGGTGGTTTCGGAAGTGGCGGGCCTGGAGCGGGGTTGGGAGTTGGGACATTCGTCGCAGCCGGCGAAGTTGGGAAGGGCATCTGGCTGAGGAAGCAGATTGATGTTGACGTCCCTCAGTACGTCGGGGATATCACGCTGGACATATGGCACGATGACGGGGTTTGGATTTGGTGGAATGGAACGCCGGTAGCGGTTACACAAGACCCCTCACAATATTTTCATAGCACGGCAACTATTCCTGTTGGGGACATAACTCAGTCAAATGTCATTGTTATGCAGGTTCTGGACTCAGTTCCTGACGGCTCTCCGTCACATATCTATGCTGGAATGGATATTCTTTCAGATGGCATAGGCCACTCAGATATGAACCCTGCCCACATAATCCGTGAGTGCATTACAGACCCAGATTGGGGAAGCCGTCACCCTGAATCTGATTGTGATGACGCAGATTGGACGCCTGTCGCGGACGCCCTTTACGCCGAAGAATTCGGACTTTCGTATTTCTGGGACAATCCAAACGAAACAAACGATGATCTTAAAGAGGAGATATTACGACACATAGATGCCACGCTTTATGTGTCGCGCAGCACAGGAAAATTCATATTGAAATTAATCCGAGATGATTACGACGAAGGGTCGCTTGTCACGATTGATGAATCAAATATAGCTAGGGTAGAAAATTACGCAAGGCCATCATTTGGCGAGCTGACCAACACCGTTACAGTCAGATACTGGGATGCGTATACAGGAAATCAGGGCGCTGTAACTGTTGATAATCCTGCTCTTGTGCAAATGCAGGGCGGAGTTAATGCGGTAACAATAGATTATCCCTCAATAACCAATAAATCACTCGCTGTCAGGGTTGCTCTGCGTGATCTCAGGGCATTATCAACGGACTTGGTTACATGTACGATCTATGCAAACAGCGCAGCAAAATCCATTAATCCAGGCGACGCATTTAAATTTGAGTTTGCAGATTACCATGACGGCTATCTGATAATGAGAGCAGATAAAATCGCGTACGGTGACGGGCGCAGTGACAGGGTTCGTATCGAGTGTGTGCAGGATGTTTTTTCAATCTCTACAATACAATCTGTGTCGTCAAATGATACAGAATGGACCGACCCATCCCAGACGCCTGATCCAGCTACATATCGTATAGTTGAGGAAGCGCCGTATTACGAACTTGTGCAGAGGTTGGGAGAGTCACAGACAGAGGCGCTATTAACAGATAACGAATTTGCAGGATTCCTTGTTGCAACTGCTGCAAACCCTGGTTCTGCAATTAACGCGATTCTGAACGTCGACGCTGGTTCAGGATATGAAGATTTTGGAGTAGTAGAATTTAGCCCATATGCGTTCCTGGATGGCGACCTAGCGCAAGAGGCTGGACCGTCAACTTTTTCAATAACTGGCGCTGTCGATGTTGATGATGTAGTTGTCGGAACACACGTTCAGATTGGCTCTGAGTTGATGCGAGTCGATGCCGTATCATCCACATCAATTACCGCTGGACGCGGTGTGCTAGATACTGTACCTAATGCGCACACAGATGGCGATGTCGTTATATTTTGGGATGAATACGCAGGATCGAATGAAGTAGAGTATGGATCAAGCGCGTCTGTCGATGTTAAATTGCTGACGTCATCAGGCGCTGGTACTGTAGATATTTCGGCTGCTACCGCAGACACGGTTACTTTTGACCAGAGGGCATATCGCCCATATCCTCCGGGAAACGTGAAAATCAATACCGACGCATATCCTGAGGCGATAGGCGGATCTGATGCGCTTACAGTATCGTGGTCTCATAGGGACAGGCAGCTCCAGACAGCCGGCACGCTACAAGACACAACGGAAACGGATATTGGTCCCGAAACCGGCACAACATATACACTCAGGATCTACGGAGAGACTGACACGCTGATCAGGACCTATACGGGACTCACTGGTGCGAGCCAGGAATATCCCGTAGAAACTGAAAAAACAGATTCAGAAATACCGTCAGATACTCCAGGCGATGAAGATTTTGATAGTGTTTCTTCTCTTCTACACATGGATGACACGGATGGCAGCGCCACGTTTACCGACGTCACTGGAAAAACGTGGACTACGACGGGCAATGCGCAAATTGATACTGATCAATCAAAATTTGGCGGTTCATCGGGTCTGTTTGATGGCAATGGAGATTATATAACCAGCCCATCGAGTGATGACTTTGGATTCGGGGCAGGAGATTTTACAGTAGAGGGATGGTTCAGGCCGACGAGTTGGAATACCAACGGATTTCTCGCGGATTTCCGGCTAAATGCTGGCAATTCATTCATGGTCTGGTGTAGCCAGAGCGGGCAGCTAAATCGGCTAGGGTATTCCACGGAGAGTGGGACTGCCTTCGTTTATGGGGCAACTCAATTCACGCTCAGCGCATGGAACCACTGGGCGGTGGCCAGATCAGGTACTACAGTACGCGGGTTCTTGAGTGGTACCCTGGTGTTTACAACTACCGATAGCCGGACGTTCGCCAGCCCACAAGGTGTGTATATCGGGTCCAGCACATCGGCTAGTCAAGGTGCGATCGGACACATTGATGATGTTCGCATAACGAAAGGTGTTGCGCGATATACTGCGTCGTTCACACCTCCTGACGCACCATTCGATGATAGTGCATCTGGTGAAGCTGGATATAGAATAAATGGCGAATTGCGGATAGAGTTAGAATCTGTTCGCGATGGACTAACAAGCTACCAGAATCACGATATCACAGTACTCCGCGAGGGATACGGATTTAATTACGGAAAACTTTATGGAGGGTCGGCATAATGGCCGCATCAATCGAGCCACGTTTTAACCTATACCACGGATGGACTCTCGGAGAGTCCGGGTGGAATACTGGCATGGATGCTAACCTGCTTCGCATCGGTCATGCTGGAGTCCACCTATCAATCATTGATCGTGATTTAACCGCACCGCCTGGCGGTCCGACTGCGGGCGATACGTATATCCCCGCAGCAACAGCGACGGGTGATTGGGCTACACATGAAGGCGATGTTGCTGTATGGGACGGATCTGAGTGGCTGTTCTACGTGCCTCGAACTGGGTGGTTGGCGTTTGTTGAAGATGAGGAAAAAATCTCCGTGTACAAGTCTGGTGCGTGGAGTGCCGGGGTAGCGATATGACTACTACGACAGAGCCTAATAGCGGGTTATTCACAAACGAAAATTTCACGTCCGGGCAAGCCGGGTGGGCAGATAACTGGGTTGCAAACCAAAAACGGATAGGCAGGATAGGGTTTCAACTCACAATCATTGATCGTGATTTAACCGCGCCGCCAGGGTCTCCATCTGACGGCGATACGTATATACCAGCATCAGTTGCCAGTGGGGATTGGACAGGACTCGAAAACCATGTTGTTGTTTATGAATTGTCTAGCACGTCATGGATAGACTACACGCCAAGAGAGGGATGGACGGCGTTTGTTTCTGACGAAAATGTATCTATCGGGTATAACGGATCTGCGTGGTTCGATATGACGTTTTCGCTTACTGCCGGAGGCGTTCTAAGCGGCACATACCCAAATCCAGGGTTTGCCGTAGACATGGCAACGCAGTCAGAACTTGATGCGCATACTGGTGACACAGCAAATCCGCACAGCGTCACCAAGGCGCAAGTTGGACTTACAGACGCTGAGGATAAGACGTTTTCAACTGGCGTTGCAGACGCCACGCATGCAGCAACATCGAAATCAACACCGGTCGATGCGGATGAATTGCCTGTTTCTGATAGCGCAGCATCGTGGGCTATAAAAAAGCTGACGTGGTCTAATATAAAGGCAACGCTCAAGACTTATTTCGATACCCTATACGCAACAGTTTCTCACACTCACGCGCAAGATTCTGTAAAAATATCACAGCTTGTCGCGTCTGACGGTTCGCCAGATCCAGCAGTATCAGTTGATGCCGCAGGTAACGTAGGTATTGGAACGGCGGCGCCAGACGCTAATATGCAGGTCAGCGGGACAGGAGTAGTGCTTAATTATACCGAGAGTACAGACGGGGGTCCTGTGCAAATTCGGATGCGTACAGATTCGTCGAATAGACGATTTTTAGCCGTCGACAATAGCGACGTAACGGAATCGCAGGTGGAGTTCGCGGCTGGGTTAATAACATTTGCTGGCACATCAATTACGGCTGATAAATATCTGGAGTTGGATGGTTCTGGGGCCACTGTTACAGGCGACATCATGTTGCCCGCACCAACTGTGCCAGGTTCTGCATCCGCAACAGGTACGGCTGGAACAATATCTTGGGACGAAAACTTTTTATATGTGTGCGTTGAAACGGACACATGGAAACGTGCTGGCATTGCAACATGGGAATCGTAAAAATATTACTCACTGCATGGTTGCTCCTGGTATCTCCAATGGTGTCGGCCACGGAGTTGTATTGCACTCCTGAGCTGAAAGCCATTGACACGATCAAGATCATCATCACACCGGATGGTGTTCGTATCGTCCCGGTCAAACAGAAAGAGGAATCAAAATGAAATTACTGTTAGTTGCGCTGGTAACAATCGCCCTGTCTGGGTGTATTACTGACCCTGTTAGAGATAAAGTCGCTGGTGCTTATGATGTGGGTCTAGAAAAGGCAGAGGGTTTTATTTGTAACGATGCTTCAATTGGTTCAATTATACGCAAATATGGCATTTCATCTGATAGGGCAAAGGCATGGAAAGACTTTTGCTTTGGTAAGTCTGCACTTGATATAGCAACAGATAAAAATTAAATGAGTAAAATCACTCCATTAGCTTGTACTAACCTCGGTTGGCTTTCCAAATATAAGTGGCGTCTGGATGAGACCACAACAGTAAGAATTCCTGTATATGGCATTAGTGCAACTACAAAAGACAGGTGGTTAACACTAGCACCAAATGGTGATCTTACCTATATACGTGGCTACTGTTGGGATGGTGGTAGCGGCCCAACATGGGATACTGAAAACGTGCGTTATCCTAGTATGGGGCATGATGGCCCTTATCAGCTAATGCGAGAGGGAATAATAGATAGCCAGTGTAAATATATCATTGATACGGAACTCGAAATAGCATTGCTAAAGGAAGGTACAAATCCAATAAGGGCCAGAGTATGGTATCTTGGGGTTAAATATTTCGGATGGATGAGCCTATGAAAAACGAACCTTTCAACTGCGGTATAACGCTAATTAATTTCTCCCCAAGAGAATTCTTTTGCCCGTGCTGCGGCGTGGAGAAGATGAATAAAACCACGCTGCTACGCATCCAGCGGCTGCGCACGGACTACGGAAAGCCGATCGGCGTTATCAAAGGCGGCGGATATCGATGCGAGAAATATGAACGATCGGGAACATCCGCTCACCGAGAGGGCCGCGCAGTTGATACGGCTCATCCACGCGCCGATCATTTCCTGCTTGTCGATTTGGCATTCAAGCACGGATTCCGTGGCATTGGTGATAAAAATATCAGTGGCGTCTACCAACTGCATATGGATGATGCGGAAGATATCCCGGTAGTCCGGCCACGCCCCTGGAAGTGGACATATCCGTGATGGATGAGACCATGTTAATTTCTATCCTGCTTGCCCTGGTCGGTGCCCTATTCGGGTTTCTGGTAGCGATCCTGAGCTGGATGGGCGGCAAGGTTTATAACAAACTCGCCGAGATGGCCTCGAGTCTGCACCACGTGGAGAACGATCTTCGCGGTCAACTGGCAGATTTAGATCGGAGGATATACGTCGTCGAGCGGTCGTGTGGTATAGATGTCACGGATCGACGACATACGTAACCACGTCGTTCATCTATATTTGCCTGGGTCCGATGAATATCTGTTAGCCCGCTAGATACCGGCCTATTTCTTTCGTATGCCCGCAATGCTCGCACTCCCAGTATTCGACTTGCTGGCATCCATCATCAGCCCAGTCAAGCTTCATCGGCTTCATGTGGCATACCGGAGGCCGCTGGCTAACAACAGCATCAACATGGGCCGACTGAAGCTGCGCGGTCTCTGTGGTCATGTTCAACCCCTGTGGGCCGCTCCAGGCGGCCAGTTATGCTGGGCGTTAGCCGCCGCCAGTCGGAACCAGCTGCGGCAGTTGGTTACGCCGGCTCGTAGTTGGCCTCGAAGAAAGCCTGATCAACCAGCCATTTGTCGTCAGGGTTAGCGGGGTTGATTGCGATCATGTCGCCCTCTTTCGGGTTGCCTTCGGGCGACACGCTCACACCAGCCAAATCTTCGCCGGGAACGTAGTGGCGCATGGGCTGAATCGACTTCTTACGGTAGTTTTGAAACTCGCTCATCTTCGTTTTGTTCCAAGCGGCTAACAAAAATTTCCACCCGACGCCGGGAAGTCCGGCGCTTGCCCTGGCCGCCGTGCAGGGCGCGGGTGAAATTAGGCGTTAGTCGTCAAGGTCGATCACCTTTGAAAAAGTGCCAAGATCGCTGTCGTTGTCGTTGCACCACACGTCTGCGCTTGCCGCAGTATCAAATGTGCGCGCTTCGCCGTCTGCTACAGTTACCAGTCCAGCATCGTAAATTCTTCGCTCCCCGCTCCATGTTAAAATCACAAACATGCTCGCCTCCTTAAAAAGCCGCCTAACCCGGCGGTCAAGTTCGCTACACTTCGTTCCGCTCGGGCGGGCTATCGCCCGCCGCTTACCTTTGCGTTATGGCGCTACCAATCCACGCCAGCAACATCAAACTCGACGCTGCACTCCGGGCAAATGGCTTGGCACTTGAATTGCTCATGTGAATCCATCCAGCATTTCTCTGGCAGCACGTTATTAAGCAGCCAGCCGTCATCATTCAGGCTAGTGTCGGCGACCAAATCAAAATAATGCCCGCACTCAGGACATTCCGCGTTTAACTCAATTACAAGAGTGGGTTTTACTGGTTCCATCCAAAACATCCTCGTAATATTTAATTGCCGGATCAGACCAGATCACACCAAGATCACTACCGTAGGCATACAGAAATGCCACGAATGCAGACGCCTCAGCGACTCGAAACCGTCTGCTACTCGCCCTGATCGTGACAGTCCGCATGCCGTCCAGGCTTGGTATTACTCGGCCTGGATGCGATAATGGCGTGCCCTGTCGCTTCATTTCTTCGCTGAACTCGTCTATCAGAAGGGCCTTCCAGGTCTCATCATCGTATTTTCGGCCATCTACCTCAGTCCGTGCGATATCTGCTATCAGAGCATGATATAGACGCTCCTGATCGCGGGATTTGCTGGGTCGCTGGATAGTGACCTCGACCGGTCCGCCGATCAGAGCTTTCATCACGGCATCGGACGCAACAGCCATGCTGTCGCGCATGTTATATGCCTCTTTGATGATGATTGATCTCACGATTCAGATCCCTGCTCTACCATCCTGAGAGATGCCGGACCGCCAACGTAGTGCCGGCCGTCCGACGTGAACGACTTTATGTATTTCCTGCCGTCGAATCTTGTAAATTCGACATACACGGGATATGTATATCCTGGTTTAGAAGTGGATGTTACTATTCCCGGGCCGAAGGATTTTGAATAAACCCTATCGCAGGACTTGAATTTTATACCGCTCATGGATCACATTCCTGTTACAGGAAACAAAATTGTTGGCATATTGACATATCATCAATCAATGCTGATAATTTCCCTAAACCGTTTTTCCATTTCATCACCCGCAGCCAACGCAGCAGCCCGCGCAGCCCGCGCAGCCCACGCAGCCCGCGCAGCCCACGCAGCCCGCGCAGCCCACGCAGCATCCCCCGCAGCAGCCCCCGCAGCAGCCCACGCAGCAGCCTCCGCAGCCCACGCAGCATCCTGCGCAGCCCACGCAGCATCCCCCGCAGCAGCCCACGCAGCAGCCTCCGCAGCCCACGCAGCAGCCTCCGCAGCATCCATATCTTCTTTTGTGGCATCGCAGGTCGCGTACCGCTCTGCTACATCCAGAGCATCGATAGATCGCTGGTCGGTCATAAGATGTTGCACCTTGCGTGCGCACCACACCGCGTACAGTATCCATTCCCGGTCATGATCTGGAGCTGACCGTGTGCACCAAAGTGCATCATCCAGACCGTTACTGTCGATGATCGTCTCAAAGCTAAGCGGCTCATCGTCCGCTTTCGTTTTTCCGAGATGCGTTAGCAGTTTCTCCCAGCCATCTGTGCAGGGTGAGCACTCCCGGATTTTATTTAGCGTGGTGTAGATCATGCATATGTCCTTTTCGGCATCTATATGGTTGACGTGTGGGCATTATGCCCATGCCTGTTGACTGCTGTCAATAGTCATCCCCTTAGCTATGCGTTATGCCTCTTAGTCATCTTCTGCGGTTTCTATCTCGCCACCAACATGCAGCGCCATCAGCTTCTGCCCGCAGCATCCGTAGCTGGCTACCCATACCGGCGTCAGCGCGCCCATCACGAAATCGCCGCCTTTGTAGCCACATAACACTTGGCCCATCGCGGCTTTGCACTCGGCCAGTAAATCAGCGGCCGGGCGCGTGCCTTCCTCCCGCCCAAACGCCAAGTCGCTGTAGTAGCCACGGTAGCTGTGCGCGCTGTTCAAGTTCGCAACCTCTGCGCCTTCAGGCATCGCTTCCAGAGCGTCGATCAGCTTGCCTAGCATCATCTGCGTTTCAGCGCGCTCTCGTTGCCATTGCGCGCCCATTCCGTCCATCAAAGCCTGTATGTTCATTCACGTTCCCCATTGTTGTCACCGTCATAACCTGTCAGTCCAGCGGACGTCGTTGACTGATCCACAGTCACATCTACAAACCACTTTTCATAGGCCAGCAATGCTGGCTCAGACCATGAAACCTGATGTTCAGCGCCGAACGCATAAATAATTTCAATCAGGTCAGAGAATTCTTTTTTTCTAAGCTTTCTTGTCGATACCCCAAGAACAACAAATCCGCCATCTATTCCAGGCACTGCCCTTTGCTTTTTTAATGACGCGGTAAATATGTTTTTCCAATCCTCTTCCT